AAAATACAAAGCCTCGTCAGTTTGTTGAATGGCCAATTTACATAACGCTTCTGTTTGTGGAATAGTGACATATTGTAAAGCAAATCCATTTTGTTGAACGGCTAATTTACATAACGCTTCCGTTTGTGGAATATTAACATATTGTAAAGCAAGTCCATTTTGTTGAACTGCTAATTTACATATATCTTCTGTTTGATTATTTACATATTTTAAAGCATATCCATCACGTTGAACAGCCATTTTACATAGTTCTTCTGTTTGATTAATGACATATTTTAAAGCACATCCATCTTGTTGAACAGCCATTTCACAAAACTCTGCATTATTCCAACATTCGTGATCTTTAATATATATTTTATTGTTTAGATTAAGGATAAATTTATCTGCTTTAAATTTATTTTCTTCAACATAAACTTGCGCGTTATCAGGAATTTTAACATCTGCGATGTATGTTAGATCATCTGTGTATTCTAACCAACATGCTATTTTGTTATATTCAGTAAAATAAAATCCACCTTTTGAACATTCTCCGTCAGGATTAAATGGGATTGGATCAATATTTATTCCATTTACAAATTGGTAATTATTATGAATTAAATCTTCTTTTAATATTTTATAAAATTTAGTGTCAGATTTGTTGTAGTGATTCGTAAATTCTTTACCTGTTAATAACATTATGTGTTGTTAATAATTAATAGTTGATGGTTGATTGTTAATAAAATAAATAAAATAAATAAAATAATTTTCAAATTTAATTGGTCATTTGGTTTTCTTCATAAATTGGTTAAGACAAAATCATAGATTTTCTTAATGTGTAGCTTCACTTTTTTTCAAATCATCGTTCATTAATGCATAGCAGTCGCTTTATTTGAAAACAGAAATAGTATAACTATTTCTTTTTCAAATAATCGTCAAACTGAAAGCTTGGAGCTACGCATTTAATTAGTTGCCGTTCAAATTGCTGATATCTTATGTCCTTTGATAACTCAACACAGCCCTGGCGTATTAGCATCAGCTTTCCCATTTCTTCTACAGTTGTGGCTGGATGTTTTATGTGCCAATTTTCTTTGTATTTAATATATTGTTGTAATATGACATCTAATGCTTTCAACATTGGCTTTATTACCATCGATTTAAATAATTTTCCAGTTTTATCGCTTCGCCATTCTTTTTCTCCGTCTTTATTAATGGTGCTCATTATTATGAAAGACAATCTTGCAACGTCAACCGCCCATATACTGGATAGCTTTTTGTAATCAACTCCAGGCTTCCTGAAATAAGCCACAATCATATCACTCAAAAAGTTAACAATATTTTTGTTAGTGTAATGGGCAACCACAGATTGGACGTAAATTTCATTAATATGTTCTTGCTGTTCTTTGCTTAGTGTTGAATCTTCGCCCTTGTAACCTAATATACTGATGGCTTCTTCATTATTAATCTCAGTCATAGGAGGAGCGTCAGCCATGTGTGTTGTGGCATACTTTAGAATACTCATTGATTTATTAGATGCGTCAGTAGCACTTTTATTTGATGACGATAAGTTTTCTATTATCGATTCATACTTATCCATTTTTTCTTCGTATTTTTTTAGTTGAGATTGTTGATTGTTAATTATCGTAGTTAACAAATTAGAATTATCATTTGCAATTAATAAATCAGGTTGTTGAATAACGTTATGTACTTTTTTAATGTTTTGTTTTTTAGGTACGTCATCAATTGATTTATTGCATTTTTGTTCATGGCGCCATTTTGTAGTTCTATTTATAAACTCGGTATTGCATATAGAACACTCAAATACTTTTAATTTTTTTATTTTACATTCTTTTTTTATTATTTTCGTATTATCAATATGTTTTTTTGATTTAATATGTCTATTCATATGACTCAAATTAATAGTAATATATTTACAATTTTCGCAATAATATTTATCCATCTAAAATTTTATATATTATATGTTTATATTTTTTAAACAAATAAATGCACATTACAATATTCTACCTTATCTCTTTACATGTTGCGGACATGAATTTGTAATACATGTTGCGATTTTAACGATGCGTAAAATCTGAAAAACATGCGCGGTTGTAAAAAATATCAAGGTTGTTACTTTTGATTGTTCACATTTTTACACATCATTAAAATCGCAACATGTATTACAAATTCATGTCCGCGATTTTAGCTTATTTCTTTTTATAATTGTTTCACAATATTTGCCACATCATTTACTTTTTAACGACCATTAACAAATAGGGTTGGTTGAAATGATAACATATGTTACTTTTGTTATTGATTTTGCTCAAAATAAAAAAAGTAATACAGTATACAAAAATAGCAACCATGTACACTTTTTACCATTTTTCATCAAATTTACTAAAAAATTACAAAAAATAAAAAAATATATTGGAACCTTATTACCTTGAAAAAAAATATATTTTTATTTTTAGAAAGTCTAAGAAAGATTTTAAAAAACACACAACAATTGTGTGTAAATTTATGTGAATATTTTCTCAGCTAGAATAAAGTAATAAACTAACATTTTAATAAATTAAACAAGTACATTTACATTATAAAACAAATATGCAAATAAATAAAATATAAATCATTTATCATTATAATTTATAATTTTTAATAAATACAACATAGTTTATGACCTAATAAGTCGCTTCACCTTTCTATTTTGTTATTGTGCATTGTGCAATGTGCATTGTTTTAATTATAAAACTTTACATTTTTCATGTGAGCAATTCCAACGTGCGTTATGTTAGCATTATGAAAAGAGCGCAATATATTAAGTTGCATATGTTGAATACCGTCGTTTGTTATATTTGGGTTATAACTAGCACATAAAAATTCAAGTTGTGTCATGTTTATAATACCGTCGTTCGTTATAATATCGTTACCAACATACAACACTTTAAGATGTGTCATATGTCTAATTCCGTCGTCTGTTATATTTTCGTTACCTGATGCATTTAATTCTGTGAGTTGTGCCATATGTTTAATTCCTTCATCGGTTATATTGTAATTATTTCCGCAATTTAACTTTATAAGTTGCATATGCTTAATTCCGTCATCAGATATTTTACAATCATCAGACGCATTTAAATGCGTGAGTTGCATATGTTTAATTCCTTCGTTTGTTATATTTTCATTATTTGAACAATTTAAATTAATAAGTTGCATATGTTTAATTCCTTCATCTGTTATATTTTCATTATTCGCGCAATCTAACTTTATAAGTTGCATATGCTTAATCCCGTCATTAGATATTTTACAATCATAGCCAGATGCATTTAAATGCGTGAGTTGCATATGTTTAATTCCTTTGTTTGTTATATTTTCATTATTATCCATACATAATTCAATGAGCTGCATATATTTAATTCCTTTATTTGTTATATTTTTATTATTATTCATATTCAAATTAGTAAGATGTATCATACGTTTGATTCCATCATCCGTTATATTATTATTTCCTGACATACCCAATTGTTTAAGATGTGTCATATGTTTTATTACTTCATCCGTTATATTTTTATTATTATTCATATTTAAACAGATAAGATGTATCATATGTTTGATTCCTTTGTCTGTTATATCATCAGCACCTTGTATAAATAACACCTTGAGTTGTGTCATATGCTGAATTCCTTCATCAGTTATATTTTTATTATTTTTTACGTCCAATTTGTTTAAATATTTAAATTTTTTTAAGTTATTATCATTAATTTCTTCAGATGTTAATATTGTAGCTCTATCAAACAACATATTGTTACAATTATGCAAATATTCAAATGTTTCGTTGCTAATGTTATTTTCATTTGTGATTTTATTGAGTATTAGCTGATTAATTGTTTCATGTTTCCATAAAATGTCATAAAATTTATTTCGATTTAAAATATATTCGTCAACAATATATTTGGTAAATTTTTTATTCAAATTGTAATATTCAGCTAAATGTACATATATTAAAATATTGTCATCTGTGAACACAATTGATTCATAATTGTTCAATATATTAAACATTAATTTTTTACAACTATCAATGTATATATGTTTCATGCTAGTAAACATTTCGAGAGAATCGTTAATAACTTCTTCCTCGGTATATTCATCATAAGCCTCTGCAAGTGATTGAATTGTTTCAGAGTTATCAAATATTAGTTTATTCATTATGCGTTATGTTATTATGTATTATGTATGATTTATGATGTATGATTTATGATGTATGATGTATGATGTATGATGTATGTTATATTATATAATATATCGTACGTTTTGTATTTTGTATTATGTAAAATATTGATAACTCAGACCATATTTTTTTTCAACTTTTAATAAATCAATAACGTATAGTAATTTGGCTTTTTATCAGTCGCTTCGCGTTCTCGTTTTGGTGAACAGCAAATTTACATAACACGTCAGTTTGCTCTTTTACAAATTCCAAAGCCAATCCATTTTGTTGAACAGCAAATTTACATAACGCTTCTGTTTGTGGAATAGTGACAAATTCTAAAGCCAATCCATTTTGTTGAACAGCTAAATTACATAACGCTTCTGTTTGATCAGTGACATATTGCAAAGCTAATCCATTTTGTCGAACAGCAAATGTACATATTTCGTCATTTTTATCAATAACTTGTCGTAAAGAATTTCCATGTTGTTGAATGGCTAATTTGCATATATCGTTAGTTTGATTTTTAACATATACTAAAGCATATCTGTTTTGTTGAACAGCTAATTTACATAACGCATCCGTTTGATTAGTGACGTATTCCAAAGCTAATCCATTTTGTTGAACAGCCAATTTACATAACGCTTCCGTTTGTGGAATATTGACAAATTTTAAAGCACATCCATATTGTTGAACAGCCAATTTGCATATATCATAACTTTGATGAATGACAAACTTTAAAGCCAATCCATGTTGTTGAACAGCCAATTTACATAATGCTTCCGTTCGTAAAATAGTGACAAATTGCAAAGCCAATCCATTTTGTTGAACAGCCAATTTACATAATGCTTCTGTTTGTGGAATATTAACATCTTCCAAAGCATATCCATTTTGTTGAACTGCTAACTTACATAACTCTTCCGTTTGTGGAATATTAACATAACATAAAACATGACCATCTCGTTGAACTGCAAATTTACATATATCATTATTTTGATTAGTGGCAAACTGCAAAGCATATATATCTTGCTGAACTGCCAATTCACATATTTCATCAGTTTGATCAATAACATATTGCAAAGCACATCCACTTTCTTGAACTGCTAACTTGCAAATTTTGTCAGTTTGTTTCTTTACAAATTGCAAATCATTCCCATTTTTCTGAACTATTAATTTACAAAACTCTTCATCATTCCAACATTCATGATCATTAATATTTATTTTATTATTTAAATTAAGAATAAATTTATCTGCTTTAAATTTATTTTCTTCGACGTAAATTTGAGCATCATCCGGAATTGTTACTTCAGCAATGTATTTTAAATTACCCATATAATCTAACCAATGCGTTATTTTGTTGTATTCAGTAAAATAAAATCCACCAGCTGAACATGATCCGGTTGGTTTAAATTGAATTGGGTCAATATTTAATCCATCAATAAATTCATAACCGTTATGAACTAAATCTTCCTTTAATATTTTATAAAATTTGGTCCCATATTTATTAACGAATTCTGTACCTGTGAGTATATTGCCAGACAACATTCGCAATATTATATTACGATATCATTATTAATAAATAAATTGTAGCGCTTATTTAATATTCAATTTTTTACCGATACAGCCAATGTATTAAACGTATACACGATTTCGTTAAAATTATGACAATATATCAACTACTGATTAATAAAATATTGGAAAGTACCTATACATTTATTAACAAGCCAATCTGCATATATTGATATTTTTATATATGCGTGACGTTGAGCAGCCAATTCACATATATTGTCATTTCGATTAATGACATGATATAAAGCATATCCATTTTGTTGAACTGCTAATTCGCACAGTTCTGAACTTTGATTAACTACAAATTGTAAAGCTAATCCATTTTGCCGAACAGCCAATTCGCACAGTTCTGGAGTTTGATTATTTACAAATTCCAAAGCCAATCCATCTTGTTGAACTGCCATTTTACATAACGCGTCGGTTTGTGGAATATTAACATATTTTAAAGCAAATCCATTTTGTTTAACTGCAAATTTACATAACGCTTC